GATCCTTATGTTGAAAAATATAAAGAATTGCTAAAAGATGAAAATGTAATCTATGGGCCAAAGCGTTTTATGACAGAGGTTTTAAACTACATCACGACGGAAGTCTATCCAGATATAGAATATTATCAAAACATAAATGATGATCACGAATATCTAATGCCTGATTGGGATAGGATGATGTTAGAGCCACTTGATAAAAACAATGGATGGGGAATTTCTTATTGCAGGGGAGTGAATGCAGCACACAATCCAAACGCAGAAGTGATGTCTGGAAAAATTATTAAAGCACTTGGTTATTATCTTTATCCTGGATTCAGACAATTTGGGTGTGAGCCATACATGATTGCTATTGGAGAAGAATTTAAATTCTTTTATTATATTGAAGGAGATATAATTGCACATAACTGTACAAATATAGGCAAGATGCCTAAAGATGCAAATTATGATTTTATCTATGGAGAGGATATTCCTCACGGACTTGGTATGTTCAAAGAATGGCAAACAAAAAAGAAAGATATTGATTTTAATAAAATTAGAGAGGCCATGAAATGACAAAAGAATTTAATTTAAAATTTAAGAAATCAGGAAGCCATAAAAAAGAATTGAAGGTAGAAGTTACAGGATTTAAAAATGATAAACAAGTTCAGGAATTTATTAAATTAGTAAAAGTTGATTGGAGCTGAAAATGAAAGAAGATAGTCGAAAGAAGAGTGCAACCAAAAGCATTATTTGGAGAATTGTTGGGGTGATTGTTTTAGCAGCAGTAACTTACTTCTACACACAATCATGGATTACCACAGGGTTGGTTACAATCATTCATCACTTTGTATTTTTGTTTGTGTTTTATTTTCACGAAAGGATCTGGTTGAAATTTAAGACAACAGGTTTGAAAAGAAAAATATGCAAGATGTTCACTTATGAAACTCTTTGTGGGAATATAATTCTTGGGATTATAACGCTTGCTATTACAGGAAGCTGGAAGGCTATGACTGCAATCACTTTAACTTACATTGGAATTAAACACGTCATATATATTTTTAACGAATTTATATGGGAGAAAATATGGAAAAAATAGTTTACGCTTATGTTGTTGCAGATCTCCTGCACATCGGGCACGTTTTACACCTGGAAAACTCCAAGAAACTTGGAGACAAGTTAATAGTAGGAGTACTAACCGATGAAGCAGTAATGGAGAAAAAAACAAAACCAACCATAAGTTTCTCAGAGAGACTGGCAGTTATTGAGGCGCTTAGATGTGTGGATGCTGCTGTTCCACAAGATACCTATTCCCCAGTAAAAAATATCTTGGCAATAAAACCAGACATTCTAATGGAAAGTACAAGCCACTCAGATGATGATTTACACAAAACTTTTGAGGCTGCTAAAGCATTAAATACTAAAGTTATCAAAATGCCTTACTATCCAAATCAAAGTACAACTAAAATTAAGGAAAAGATAAATGGGTGATAAACCTGAAATAATTGCAGACTTTGTGGCAGTTTGTGAAATTGCTAAAGTTGAATGGTGTTTCACACTTGGGAGTGCTCTTGGATTATACAGAGATGGGAACTTTATTGATGGAGATAATGATGTGGATGTTATGGTATTTGCAGATGTAAAGCAATTAAAAATTATTAAAGGAGAATTAGAAGCAAGAGGATATAATTATGCTGCGATGATTTTTAATCCTGGCAATGAAATGAACATGCACTTTAAGAAGTATAATAATATATTAGATATTCATTTCGAATGTATGAAAGAAGAAGAAAAATTCTTTAAAACTTTTGACAAAGTTACATGGCAAGGCCAAAGTTATAATGTTCCTCATCCAATAGAGGATTATTTGACTTTAGAATATTGCAAAATTCCAGGTAAAGGCAGAACTGATTGGAGAAAAAAATGTGGAGAGAGAAGCAGACCAATAGATAATTGGAGGGGAATAACTCCTTGTAAATCAATGAAAATAAATTGTGAGGAATACTTCAATTTTATGGAGAACCCTAAAGGAAAATTTCTTTGGGCAAACGTTATTGATAAAGATTGGAATAATAGAAAACCATGAAACATAAAATAGATTCATATTATAGAATGGATGATACTAAACTACTTTGGCACATGGATAGAGTCAGACAATTATTTGATGAAGGGGAAAGAGTGCCGCCAATAATGATTGATATGGGGATAACAAAGTTTTGTAATATTAAATGTGTTTATTGCTATGGCCAAAATCAAGAGCCAAGTAAAGAGATGATTCAAAAAGAACCATTAATTGAGTTGGTTAGTTCTGCCAGAGAGATTGGAATAAAAGCCATAGGATTTATTGGCGATGGTGAACCAACTTGCAATCCTCATATGTATGAAGCATTATCAAAAGCAACTTGTGATATGTCTTTATCAACTAATGGCATTACTATAGATCAGGATGTTAAAAGAAGAGTTATTCTGGAGAATTGTAGTTGGATGAGATTTAATCTTTCTGCTGGAACGAGGGAAGGTTATAGGAAAATTCATGGGGTTGATGCTTTTGAGAGGGTTATGAATAATATTGAGAGACTTGTTGATATGAAACAGCAATATGGATATGATTGTGAGATTGGATTGCAAAGTGTATATGTTCCAGGACTCATGGATGAGGAGATGATTGAAGAATCAAAACTTGCTGTTAAGTTGGGAGTTGATTATTTTGTCATTAAGCAGTGCTCACTTCCAGATAATAATCAAAGAGTTGGAGATATTGAATTTGATGTGAATGATTATGATTCTGAAAAAGTCAAAGAAGTTTTAGAAACCTGCGAAGCAATGAGCACAGATAAAACTAAAATAATCCCTAAGTGGAATCTAATCAAACAAAAAGGTACAAGACCATACAAAGGATGTTTGGGCATTCCATTACTACTCCAAATCTCAGGGAATGGAGATGTTTATCCATGTGGGCAAATGTTCCAAAAAGAAAAGTATAAACAATATCTTATAGGAAATATACATGATAATTCATTTGAAGAATTACTTAAATCAGAAAAGTATTGGACTGTTATGAGAAAGATGAAATATTTTGATGTTCAAAATGATTGTACTGGCGCATGCAGACAAGATAAAATTAACGAATTCTGTTTCAATTATTTAAATAAACCACGAGGCATTAATTTTATATGAAAATCTTATGGAAAGGAAATGTGTTTAATCCAACAGGCTTAGCTACTGCTAACCGAGAACTATGTAAAGCACTCCACAAATTAGGAGTTAAAATTCAGACTACTGATCCCTGGAGAAGCCAGTGGGAATTTACAAAAGGATTAGAACATTTAAACAATCCAATTGATGTGTCTGAGAATACAATTACTATCTTTGCAGATTATCCCCAAGCTTGGAGAGAAGGACACGGAAGACTGGTTGGATTATTTTTACATGAAGGAACCAGACTAATGCCTGGTTGGAGTGACCTGATGAATAGAGTTGAAAGAATAATTGTACCTGCTGAGTCTGTTAAGAACTTGTTTAGGTGGAATGGAGTTGAGAGAGATATTGAGGTAATTCCATTCGGAGTGAGTGAAATGTATCAGCCAAAGTCAAGAGAGAAAAATAAGGATTTTGCTTTTTTATCAGTAAATTCCTGGACAGGAAATATAGGGGATAGAAAAGGAACTGAGTTATTAATCAAAGCTTTTGATGAGGAGTTTAAGAATGAGAGAGTCAAACTTATACTTAAAATTTCAACATTCTGGCAAGATCCAATAGACTATCAGAAGGCTGTAAATGACGTTTTGGGCCATGTGAATAAGAATATTTACCTTAACTCAGAGTATATGCCAGAAAGTGAATTAGTTAAGATTTATCAAAATGCTGATTGTTTTGTTTCTCCAACAAGAGGGGAGGGGTTTGGCTTAACTATTTTGAATGCAATGGCTTGTGGCTTGCCAGTAATTGTTACTAAAGACATAAATGCAGGACATATGGATTTTTGTAAAGGGGTTGCTTCTGTTTTATGGATTGATGCTCCCTCTGTCCTTCAGGGAGATAGAAGATTTTATGCTGAAGGGAATATGTTGGCAGAGCCAGATTTAGAAAGCTTAAAGAAACAAATGAGATATGCTTATGAAAATAGAAGTTTAAGGAATTGGGCTATTAAAAACTCTGAACAAATTAGAAAAGATTGGAGTTGGTCAGAATCAGCCAGGAAGTTAATTGAGGTACTAAATGAATCCTAAACAATTAAAAGAATTAAATAAAATTAATTGGTGGCATCAGATAGAAATAGACGGAGTCAAAACTAACGGACAAGATGATTCTGCACTAAAATTAAAGTTAATCAAAATGCCAGAAGATCTAAAAGGTAAAAAGGTTTTAGATGTGGGAGCATGGGATGGTTTCTTTTCTTTTGAAGCTGAGAAAAGAGGTGCAAAAGTTTTAGCAATAGACACGATCACTTGGTTGTATAACCACTTGTGGGATCCTAAAATTGATGGATATAAACCTCACACAGGGAAGAAAGGATTTAATCTTGCAAGAAAATTATTAAAATCAAAAGTAGAAGATAAAGAGATAGAAGTAATGGATTTAAACAAAAATTGGAGTGGACTTCTTAAATGGAATCCTGACTTTAAATTTGATTTAACTTTATGTTTGGGAATACTCTATCACATGAAAGATCCATTCGGAATGTGTCAAGTGATGTATGATGTCACTAAAGAGGGAGGACAATTAATATTAGAAACCCATGTTGATGCAGAGAACACTGGTGTGCCAGCAATGATATTTTACCCATTTAAAGAATGGAATAATGATCCTGGAACTTGGTGGGGGCCAAACCCAGCTTGTGTTGTTGCAATGTTACGTGCAGCAGGATTCAAAGAAATTAAAATTATCCTACACAACAATCATCGATTGATTGTGCATGCTTTCAAATGAAAAAACAAATTACAGTTCTCTCGTATGGAGATAATCCTTTAGTTAGTACAGGGTATGGGATGGTCTGGAATAATTTACTTAGCAGATGGGCCAAGATGAAACCTAACTGGAAATTTATGCACGTTGGCTGGCAAGGCAGAGACAGAATGCACCAAACAAGAGAAGGATATTGGCAATTACCGATGGCTAAGCAAGAGATGGGAACTGACACTATTGTATCTAATCTAATGAAATATCAACCAGAAATATTATTAACCCTCGCTGATGTTGGAAAACAGGGTGCTTATATTCAAGCAATCTACGAAGCTAAAAAAAGAGGGTGGAGAGGGAAATGGTTAGCTTATACACCAGTAGATACTCACCAGTGGGCAATTCACTGGGATGGAATCTTTGATGCTCCAGACCTAAATATTGCTATGTCTCAATTTGGAGAACTTCAGTTTAGCAAATATAATGTTAAAAATCTAACAATGATTCCTCATGGAGTAGATACAAAAGTTTTTTATCCTAAAGATATTAAAGATGTTAAAGAAAAGTTTGATATTAACAATAAATTTGTAATTGGTTATGTTGGAAGAAATCAAATCAGAAAGATGATTGCTTATTGGTTAAGGGGATTTGCTAATTTTGCTAAAGACAAAGAGGATGTTGTTCTGCTTTTACATACTGATATGAATCCTCCAGCAGGGGAAGGTAGAGGTTGGGCTTTGGATGCGTTGATCTGGAAGTATGAACAGGAAACTAAGTGTCCACTCTTTCAATCAAAGAAGATAATGCTCACCAGAACTAATTTAGATCTAACAGAGAGACAGCAAGTTTCTTTTGATGACATGAACGAAATTTATAATATGATGGATTTATTTTTATTTCCTACTGGAGGGGAAGGATTTGGATTACCAGCAGTTGAATGCCAGGCCGCAGGAACTCCAATAATTATGACAGCAAATACTACTGCTCCTGAGTTGGTTAGCAAATCTGGAGATTTAATTAAAGTTTTAAAAGACAAGTATGGAAGACAAGCAAACATCATTGGAACCAACGGAGTTGAGAATAATATACCTGATGATAAACATGTTGAAGAATTATTAAACAAATATTATAAACTCTGGAAAGAAAAGAAATTAAAAGCAATATCTGAAAAGGCAAGAAAGTTTGCTTTAACTTATGACTGGGATATAATTGCTAAACAATGGTTAGATCTTTTCGAGAATGAAATATGAAATATGAGAACAATAAGCCAAATCTTAAAGAAGACAAAGTATCAATCAACACAGATGGAAGAATTCTGGGGTAAATGTTATCTTGATTATATTTATTTTGCTGAGCATGTGTTAGGATTTGAAATTGCTGATTATCATCGTGAGTGGTATGATCTCGCAGAGAAATATCCAAGACTTTGTATAATTGCTTATCGTGGTTCAGGTAAAACACATTTCTTCTCAGGATATTATTTATGGAAATCTATCTTTATAGCTCCAAGAGAAACATTAATTATATCACGATTAGAAAGTCAGGCAAAAGGAATTCTAAAAATTATTAAAATTATGCTGGTAGGGAATGAGATCTTAAAACAATTTATTCCTGAAAACAGAGATGCCACTTGGAGAGCAACAGAATTAGAGTTAGTTAATGGATCTAATTTTTATTGCAAACCTTACGGTGAGGGTGTGCGTATGTGGCACCCAGATGACATTCTTTGTGATGAGATTGGAGAGTATGAAGATAAATCTATCTTCTGGACTGCTGTTCTTGGAACAGTTCAATTAAAGAGAGGGAGAGTAATTGGAATGGGAACTCCCAAATCAGCGTCGGATTTATTAACTGAATTGAAAGATAATGAAGAATATTTTTGTGAGGAATACCCCGCAGAGAAGAACGGCAAAGCCCTATGGCCTGCTAAATATTCTATGCTAAACCACGATACTGATTTAAGAAAGAGTTTGATAAGAATTAAAAAAGAGGTTGGTGAATTAGCTTACACCCAAGAATATATGTTAATCCCAATTAGTTCAGCCAATTCCTTGTTTCCATATGAAATTTTAAAAGACAATCTCTCTGAAAAAGAAAAGTTCCTTCCACATGGGAGAAAAGATGAGAGGTATTATATGGGTTATGATATTGCCAGAACTCCTAAAGGAGATTATGTTGTCATGATAGTTATTGGGGTTAGAGAATCAGGAAAAAGACTTGTCAAGGCCATAAGGTTTAGAGATACTTTTGAGGAACAATTAAAAAAGTTCAGAAGATTGTATAAGGATTTTAGACCAGTCAAGACTGTAATTGATGCTACTGGCATGGGAGATCAACAAGCAAGAGATATACAATCAGAATTTGCTGGGATAGAAATGATGAAAGTAACTTATGATTCTAAGATTAATATGTTCACTGATTTACGACGGGAGTTCGAGAATCTGAATTTGGTTCTACCAAACAATAAAGATGATGCAGCCTACAAATTTACTCAGCAATTAGTCAAGGAATTAAATGAGATTGCTCTGAAGATGGATCTTCGTCCAGGACAAACTACAAGACCTAAATTCCATTCAGGAAAGTATGATGATTGTGCAAATGCCTTAGCCTTTGCAAATAGGGCTTCTCAAAACCTTTACGGAGAAGTTTCAATAAGAGGTATTGAATAGTTATTCTTTCACAATTGGTGCTCTCAAAATATCTATTGTTAGATACCCGTTGCTGGAATTGAGTGAACCCTGTCTAAATCTAATCAAGATAATTTTATAAAATTCCTCAATCAATTTGCTTTTCACTATCTTCTTCTCCTTACAGAATGTATTAATCTCATTTCTAATTCTTTTGTTTATCTTCACAGTTTCCAGTACATCGTTTGGATAGTCATATTTTCCTACTTTCATCTTATACATAAAAAGAACCAAACATTTAAATAATTAACTGATTTTAACTAATTATGACAGAAAAGGACAATAAATCACCAAAAATGGTGAAAGCCTCAATAAGAGGATTGGAAGTTAATTATATGCCCCACGCTTCTTTCACTGGGATTGCTAAAGAGATATTCTCTTCTGAAACTAATGTGAGCATACAAACCCTTTATGATGTTGTAAAGCATTCACCTGAAGTTTCAGCGAGTATGCTTGCTAAAATTGAAGATGTAATGGCTGATTATTGGAGATTCTATCATAAGAGCAGAAATGCTAAAACTGAGAAAAGTGCGATTAATAAAGCTAAGGAATTTGAGGTAAAATCAAATTATTACATGCGTTTGACTGATGCTCTCTTTGATTATTTTGTTACAGGTAATGGATATATTTTGAAACTAAGTGTTGATGCGGATGCTGTGAAAAGCATTATGGAAAAAATAACACACAAGATGGCTAAAGCACTTGGAGTTGAAGTGAAGAAAGGAGATGTATTTAAACAACTTATACAAGACTTAGAAATTCCAAAAGATCTGCAAGTTTTGAAAGCCTCGACGGTAAAAATTAATTATGACAAGACAGGAGAGATCATTTCATATACTCAAGAAGTAAGAGGAGAAAAAAGAGTTTACAAACCTCAGGACATAATCCATTTAGGTGCAGTGAGAATTGGTGGTCAGCCTTACGCATTCTCTCGTTTAGAGCCATGCTTATCTGATGTTGCAACTTTAATCTTTGCAAAAGAGTTTGCAGGAAAATACTTTGAAAATGATGGAATTCCTTATTTTATCTTCAAGATGTTAGAAGAATCTCCTGATGGAAGAAACTACAAGCTTCTTAAAAGCGAATTAAAAGAACTAAAAAAGAAGTCTGAGAAATATAGATCAATGGTTTTAACTGGAAATGTTGAAGTAGATCAAGTAAATAAATTTAATAAAGATATGGAGTTTGCTAAGTTAATAGAACATTTTACAGCAAAAATATTCATGGGATTAGGAGTGCCTCCAACAAGAGTTCATTATACTATGAACATGCAGGATGCTGCCCAAAATATTGGAAAGATTGAAACTGGATACTATAAGGGCCTTGCATTTAATCAGAAAATAATTGAGAATATTATTAACAAAGATCTTTGGAGTTTATTTGACGTGCGTATGGAATTCAAGAGATCTTATAAAATTGATGAGATGAGAGAAGCTGAGATTACAAGAATACTGGCTGAGGTTGGAGCAATAACTATCGAAGAAGCAAGAGAGAGAATCGGAATGGATCCTAAAATACCGAAGGGAACAATGCCTAAATCAATTGGAAGTGACAAAAATATTGACATGGCCAGAGATAAAAAAAGAGAACAAGGAATTGACCAGGATGAAAAAAATAAGACAGATAACAAATTCAAAAAGAAATCTTTAGATGCTTTGGAAGTCTCATTTATCAATTTCAAAGACATTGTTGAACATCTTTTAGGAGAAGGCCAATTTACAAAAGCCAAGGTTTTGTATATAGAATCAGACCAAGAATTCATTCTTTTCTTCTCTGATGGGAACTGGAAATATAAAACAAAAGTTCCAAAAGGTGCTCTTCCAGAGAATTTCAGAATTGATTTAACCAGCTTTGTGAAGATTTCTCCATAATTTTACATAAATCTTTTTACAGCAATCTTCTTTTTACAATGCAATTTTCTGTGACAAGTTCTACACAAAACGTCAATGTTCTTTGCCAACTTTTTAACAGTCTTTTCTTTGTTCCAAGTAGGTTTGAGATAATAAGTTTTATGATGAAGTTCCAAATTCTCAGTAGATTCACATGAACACTTTGCTCCCTTTATTTCTAAAATTTCTTTCCGATACCGTGTGGTGAGACACACAATCTGTTCCTTTTTGTAATTTTTCTTTCTCCATTTAGCAGATCCTTTTTGAAACTTCTCACGATTATTTTTCCTATATTCTTTTTGATATTCTCTTATTTTTTCAATACTCCAAGCCATATATTTTAATGTAAAATGGAGTTTATATAATTTTAGGAGTTTATGTAAAACAAACATAATTCTTTTAAAGAGTGACTACTTCCCTATAATGACAAAATGCCAAAAAAATTAGATGAAATCCACGATGCAGTAAAGAGAAATCTTAAAGGAAAAACTAATCCTCGAACTAAAAAACCTTATACTGAGAGTGAAATCTGGGCAATAGCCAGAGCACAATTTGAAGAATCAAAAAAAGGTTTTACAGTTATGGCTCCTATAATCAAATCTTGGGAAGATGAAATAATTACAAAGGCTAAGGGTGAAAAAACAATTGAAAAGGGTAAACATAAATTTGTTGAGGTTGTGGTTTCTGGGTTAGAAAATGATAGGCAGAATGAGATGATGTCTCAGGAAGCTATCGACGACATGATTAAACAATATAAATCTGGAACAATTCCTTTCTTTGCAGATCATGGAAGAGAGGGAAGCCAAGAAGGTGTATATCCTTGGTCAGGGATGATGGGGGTTTGGGTGGATGCGAAGCAAGAAGGAAATCATCTGAAAGCAGTTGTTAGATTAAATAATGCTCATCCAGACGTGGAAAAATTCTGGAACTTTATCCAAGAGGGGATGCCTATTGGATTTAGTATTGGTGGAGAGCCAGAGGGCCCACCAGAGATGAAGGAGATTGACTAATGGGAAAAAAAGTAAAAGTGTGGGGTAAGATAAAATTATGGGAAACTTCTTGCTGTGGAATTCCAATTTATCCATATGCGCACAAATCACAAGATTCATTTTCACTTATCAAGGCATTGCGGGAAACTGCTGAGCCAAGTGATGAATTAAATTTAGGAGAGAAGCCAATGGACGAAACAGAAAAATCTGAAGAGAAATCTGAAGAAAAAACTGAAGAATCCGGAGAAGCTGAAGCTGAGAAGACAGAGGAAGCTACTGGGGAAGAAGAGGCTGAGAAATCAGAAGAACCAGCAGAAAAATCTGTTGCTGTAAAGGAAGTTGTGGATATGATGGCTAAAGCATTCAAACAGGCTATCGCTGAAAGCAAGGTTGAAAGAGGCCTTATTGCTCAAGAAGTTGAGATGAAGGAAGAACTTTCAAAGAAAAGCTTAGGTGAATTAGCAATGATGAATGGTTTATTTAAATCAGATCCCGATCCTGTATCTCTCCAACCGCAGGGATAAAGATGCCGAGCATACAAAAAGCTTTGAATGAAGCGACAAACTCTGATGGACTTTATTTAGTTCCGACTGAATTTAGCAACAGACTTTTAGCATTAGTTCAAGCAAAAGCTAAGATCATGAATGATTGTGATATTAGGCAGATGGCTGGCCTTACAAAATATATCCCTAAAGTTACCACTGGTACTACTGCGTACTGGCCAAGTGAATTGGCAACAATCACTGCAAGTACACCTGGGTATGGAAGGATAACTTTGACAGCTAAGAAAGTTGCTGCACTTACAGAAGCGTCTTCTGAAATTTTAGAAGATAATAATGTGAATGTTGCACAAGACTTAGTTGAGCAAATGGCTACTGACATTGCGTTAGCAATTGATGGAGAAATCCTTACTGGAAGTGGAACTAATTTCACAGGTCTTAGAGACACTGGATCTATGACAAATGCTGTGGATGCGAATGGAAATACTGGGCTAACTCATGCAGATGGGACTGGAAGTGTTCTTACAGGGGCTACAATTACTGTTAAAGCAATTAGTGCGGCAGTATATGAAGTTCTGAAAGATAACCATGACCAACCAGATGTCTCTTATTGGAATCCAAAAACTATTGGGCAGGTTGCTGCTCTAACTGACTCAACTACAAGACCTGTACTGAATCAAGAAACTTTTGGAAGTCCTTTACTGAGAGAGGGTGTGATAGGAACTCTATATGGAACAAAGGTAAAATCTACTACAAATTTACCAACAACTTTATCATATGGAACAACTGCTGCTTTAGGTTCAGCAAGTAGTACAGATGCTTTTGTGGCAAGATCTAAGCAGTTTGGAATTGTTGGTCACAGACGTGGATTTATCTGGAAAACAGATTATGACATAACTACTGACAAATACAAGTACCAGACAACTACAAGACTTGCATTCGCAATTAAGTACGCTGACGCTTACTGTATGATCCGAGCTATTCTGGACGCATAGTTAAACTTTATTTTTTTATTTATTTTTTCAATTTCAAAGCCGAAGGCAAAGGAACTATGAAGTAGAATGGAAAATATTTTAAGAGATAAGAGTGGAAGATTCATTAAAGGATTTAGAGAAAAACTTAGTGAGAAACATAGAGTAAATATTTCTAATGCTAAATCTTGCCACAATCTAACTAAAACTGGGAGGAAAATACTTTGACTTTCATTTCTGCTCTCGAACTATGGAAGAGTTTAGGAAAAGACTCCTTCACGAAAGTGAGGGCTGAAGCAGTCGGCACAGGAAATGGTACTACTTCTACGTGGAGTTTAGATAAGGATAATGTTATTTCTGATTCTGACACTCTATACGATGGTGGAACCGAA